ATATTCAGAAATCTCTTTTTGAAACTCAATGGATTCTTTTTCGAGCTTTCTTTTGCTTGCATTAAGTCCGTTAACTCTTTTAAGGAAAGCAGTCTTTGATATGACTTCTTCCTCGCTCTCTGTCTCTGTCTCAGCGTTCGCCTCCTGCTTTGCGCTTTCAGGATCTGCACTTGCCTCAACCTCTGATTCATCGGAGTCAGGTTCCGTTTCTCCAAGTTCGCCTTGGGGTGCGGAAGATGATGAGTCTTCATTTGCATCGGCACTCATTTCATTGAGCGCGTCTACCATCCTCCCCTCATAATCAAGGGGGCCTTCTGATTCTAGAGCTGGTGAGTTCTCCATTACACCTTCACTATTTTCCATAGGTTATTCTTCCTCTTTCTTTGGTTCTGCTTTTTTCTTCTTTTTCTTTTTCTTAGTTACTTTTGCTTTAGGTTTAGCTTCTTCGACTGCGTTTTGCGCAGCCGCTTCAGCTTCTAATTTATTTCTTGTAGCTCTCATCTTACGGCCTCCGGCTCGTCACCGTATGTCGCCTTAAGCTCTGCATTTTTTACTTGAAGCCAAGTCTCATACGGCAGTGTTGGTTTAACTTCCGCATCAATAATCACATTGTAATTATCCATGCTTGATTCGCTGAAATCATTAATCTTTACGATTAATAGCTTTTGAGATTCTGGATGGTTCCATAGGACCTCAACATCGTTACCAAGTGGACTCAGCTCGCTTATGATTTTATCAATATCGATAGCCATTAATACTCCCACCTTGCCATCATTCTTCTACTGTACATTGTTAATGTCTGATTTCCGGCAATCGGATTATAATCTTGGTAATCATACGCTGCATGCTCATTGCCTCGCGCAAAAATATCAGCAGTAACCTGACCATACCCAGAAGCCCAAGTCCCATCTAGGTTACGCCAAACCAGTAAAAGGTTGTCTATTCCGTTGTAACAAAAGTAGTTATCAAAGTTTACAGTCTTAAACCCGGCAGTCATATCTATTGATAGTCCTGACTTAACTACCGTAAAGTCTGACACACCAGTTACATTTGCCAGGTCTGCTCTCGGGCTTAGAGGAATGCTTGATTGAGAAAAGTGACACAGTGCTACTTCTTGATCAACATAAGTATAGCCAGGTGTATACCCCGTAGCTTCAAATGTTAGAGATGTAATTCTTTTTTCACCTGAACCAAAATCTGACTGATCATAAAGATTAAAAGAGATACCATAGTCATAAAGACCAAAAGCAGGAATGAAGTTGGCAGTTGACGCACCAGCGCCAGATTGCACCAGCAATCCTTGCGCGGGAACACATCCACTAGGAGGAGGCAATCCGCCTCCTCCATCTTCCATATTGTCTACGCCACAATACGTACCACCAGCACACCCTCTTAAGGTTGCTGCTGTATAGCTTTTTGGCGAATCATATATTGAAGTCATCAATATCCCCTAATAAAAAGTAAAGCCGATTACGAGATCATTAGCAGCATCTAGGCTTTCAATCGTAAAAGAATTGCTCCACCATTCTGCGCTAACTAAATGGTCAAATTTTCTTAAGCCTGGATTTACTTCGATTGGTAGCTCGGCTGGTACGTTTGTTCCGGCAGGGGGTATGCCACCACCACCGTTGCCGTCATAGAAAACCCAAAAGTTTCCAGTGCCTGAAAATTTTACCCAGGTCGCATCTTCGGGGACAGCAATAAATTCATGTTGTCCCGGAGCTACGACAACAAATCCGCTGCCTGATACTGGCAATCCTGAAACCGCGTTTCCTTCTATGGAAACGTTTGATCCGTTAAGTTCTACTTTTTTAATAATCGCTGGCATTTATATCTCCTATGATATTAGATCTTGTCCCATTAACTGCTGAGGAGGCGGTGCCGCTTCTTGCTGCTGGGGCTGTTGGGGCTGCATTGCCGCAGCCATTTGCTGGTTAATTTGCTCGTAAACTCCAAGCAGTTGGTTTAGTATTTCAATCGAAGACTTAGAGGCGCCTGTTGCTTCAAGAACCGCTATTGCTTGATCAAGATACCCAATGGCAAATCCAGGATCTATAGATTCGTCAACATATGGATCTGCTCCATCCATTGCTGCCTTAACGGTTGCGGCCATTACTTTAGATTGTCTTTGATCTTCAGTAGTTGTCGTTGCGCCTGTCTCGACCATTGTTCTAGCTTCAGACGCATCACGGATACCAAGTTGCGCCTGATCCATAACGTCTTGAGTTTTGGATGCATTATAGCGAGCAGAACCTGCACGTGGTTCAAGACGTAAACCAACGCCATCAATGTCCGTTCCAATAAAACTTGTTTGAGCCAATACATTGTCTTCACCTACTATGCTTAAGATTCTTGGTTCAGTGTAATAGTTTCTCACTAGAACCAATGTTTTCTGCCATGCCTCAAGCAAAAATCTCTCTATTGATCTAGCTGTTCCGGCTTGCTTCATAGAGTCTAGCTCTGACAAGTAAGCAATGGTCTTTGCGCTTTGGCCGCTTTTTGCGGCCTCTGCGCCAACCATTAACTCGTTTAATCCAGCTAGGTCGTAAAGTCTTTTTTGTAAAACTTCACGATCTTGAAAAAGCAAGTTATTAATCCTTGGTGGCTCCATGTATCTAACCATCTGAGCCTGTAGCGGATCATCTATTTTTAATATTTGATTGCCTGTATCAATAGCGTTAGCAATATTTCCTGGAGCAATTAGTTTTGCTCCGGCTGTATCTCTTCTTAACTTTGTTAATGTAGATTCAACTTCATTGATTTGTCTTTGCGTAGGCACTGCATCGTTGACCCAAGTATCACCCCAGCACGTTCCTCTGATCGGATCAACAACAAAGGTAGCAATCGGCAAAAAGCTTTGTCTTCTGGTGTCACCAGGGTATTCTAGCTTTTTAAACACATAAGGATAATCCATCGCCTCAGTAATGTATCCGCTTACTTCTAGGCAGTATAATCCTTCTGGGATTCGAGGATCTGGTCTGTACCAGAGTTCTCTAACTCGGACACCGGATCTGACTTCACTTGGACCCACAAAATACTCGACTGTTGTTGCCGTTGCGTTTTTAAGTCCGGCTTCTTTGAGGAGTAAATTTGCTTCGCTTTCTTCAATAAACTTTTCAAAAATAACCCACATCTGCTCGTCTGTTTTGGGCTGGGGGTCCAAAACAAAATCGAAAATAGAAACAGTGTCCCAATCAACAACATCATTATCTGGATCATAAGCAAGCTTCACCCCACCGATTCCATGAGCGCAGGCACGAGAAACCAAGTCAAACATTGTTTCATCAATGTTTATCTCATGCTCAAAATACTCAATCATTGTAGCAGCAGCTTCCGCGCTAAGCGTGTCNGCTACTTCAGGGTTGTGGGGGTAAGCTGAAACTGAAGGTCTATTTCTAAGGATTCTACTTGTCCATGTTAANACNAGATTCCTTAAGAGATTGACNGTAACCTTTGGAACATAGTCTTGCCATGGTACATCTTGAAGTACTCCGGTAAGCCTATTGATATCCATGTATTGATCACCATGGACATAACGTTCGTTACGGTTAGCTTTAATAAGATATACTTTCCTAGCATGGCTTCCCCTTCTATAAAGTTCTTCCATTAACTGGGTAGCAGTAATAGGTTCGGAGTTCTCTCCAACCGTTTAACTCTTTATCCATTAGTACTCTTCTTCCTCGCGCTCTTTGTCTTTGGTGTGTTCACCATCGTAAAGAGCTTCTAGGTCGCTAAGATATCTTTCGCCTTCTGGCGTTTCAGGTTCCCAATCTTTAATAAGATCACTAATCCCAGTCATGATGCTGGTGTAGTTACCTTTTTCTTTTTCTTTTTTATGCTTCTTTTTTCCGCCATGATCATCTTTAGATAAACGTTCAGCCGCTTTATCTTTAGCGGCTATCATGATTTCCATCGTGTCTTCCATTTTATCTACCTTTTGTATATCTAGAAACTCTAGTTTGGTTTTCTAATCTTGGGATCTTGTTGTTTATTTGTGCAGCGGCTTGAGCTTTTTGCCCTACATCAAACTCATAATCTCTACGCGCTTCTGCATTTTCCATCATCAATAAAGCAAAAGCTTTATCTTGGGCAGCAGACTCTGCTAACGCTCTAGCGTTTTGCTCATCAATCTGTGCTTGATCAGCAGCGCCACCGAAAGCTGCCCCTGTGCCTGCAAGCCCCGTGATTAACTGTGGTGCAAACGGTGCGGCACCAGGAATCAAAGAAGCAAGCGCCCCAGCACCAGCACCAACCACTCCTCCGATCATGGCTCCCTGTCCTGGCATACCACCAGATGATTGAATCATGTTAGCGGGAGGAGTCTTTGGTATTTTTCTTTTCTTGGGTTTATTTGCTTTTACTTTGGCCATTAAAAATCACTCCAGTTAGCTGCTCGCTTCTTACCCATATAGCGAGACATTGAGAAGATATTATAATCTTCCTGTTCTTTAGGTACTTCGGCATAAGGCGATTTGTCAATAAATAGATATGAAAATCCTATAGCCATGCATAAATCTTTCTTGCCGTCAAATTTTTCATATCGGTTAACATGTAAAGAATCACACTCCTCAGCCAACTCAATCGGCCCAGCTAGTGAGCCATCTTCAACGCGACGCTTAACTGCAAGCAATCCTTGGTACTGCCTTGCTTGCGAGGTCTTTGCCTCAATAACGGGTACTCCCCTAGTTCGCGCCGCCTGAACTGTAGCTAATCCAATACCATTAGACTCTACAATTACAGACCCTCCATATATCTGATAGGCTGCTCGAACGAAATCCGCAAGGGTGTCAATTGTCGCATCTGCATCTGTCCATGATGCGGCAAGGGAGAAATCGGATTTTTGTATGACGGCAATGGCGCTTGAGTCCTTACCTAAACCTCCAGCAGTATCAACACCTATGACGTATTCTTCACCTGCTACTTTAGGTTTAAAGATCTTGATTCCCTGCATAACTGAGT